TTGGTATACATCCTCTGTCTTCTTTTCTGGGACAATTACATTTGGTGGTTCAAACTCTACTTCATTATTATTACCATATAAATCTTGGTCAATATTGTAAGGTTTTACACCTTCTGGTTGTTGTTCTGGTACACCTACATTTACATCCTTTGGTTGTGGTTGACGTATGAAATCTTTAATATCATTTGCTGGATCATCGACAGTTACGGGTTTCTTTTCTGGAATTGCAATTGATGGTATATCAAATGGTACCCTTGATGGTACACCTATTGGAATATTAAAAGGTCTTCCATTTGGTCTCCTACCCCCTTCTTTTGCTTTTGGTTTTTTCTCGAAAAATTTTGTTGCAGGGTTAACTGTCTTTACTTCTTCTGACCTACCGCCTACGTAATATCTCTGTCTGTTTCTTAAATATTGAAAATACTGAAAGTCTGTCTCTATGAAATTTTCCATAGCAGCAGAGAACCCATCGCTTACAGCGGTGAGGACTTCTGAGTCTATGTGTATTTCAGATGACATTAGCGTCGTTTACGTTTGTGTTCTTCTAGTTGCTCTCTTTCTTTTTGTAGATGAGCAGATAACAAATTCACGTATACATCTCGTTCCCATGGAATCATATTTTCTATATCAGTCAAAGAGTATTTATGGTGCTGAACAAGAGAAAAATTGGTTTGATAAAAAGTCATCAAGCCCTCATGGAAGAGGGCTATGCGAAAAAATCAGCAAGACCCTCTATGACTACAGGATTGGTTACCTTTGTCTTAGGATTCTTGACTTTTATTTCGTGGCGTAATGTAGGCATGGTGTTAAAGAAGTTCTGTATCTTATCGAACTGTTCACTTGTAAGTTTCTCAACCCATTCTTTTGCTTCTTCTGCAGTAAAATCATCGTTGGCATCCTCTCCTACATATACTCTCTTGATGCACTTGCCTACTAATTCATATGGGTCTATCTTTGCAGCGTCACCAAAGTTTACTGTGGAGAAGTATTCTAGGTCTGGATATCTCATCTCTACTTTGATTTCATCAGTCAAATCAATGAGTCTCTCATGTCCTTTAGGAAAGTGAACATTAACATCATCTACCATGAATCGTACATCAACCTCTGTTTGACCATCATCTGCACAGGTAACCTTTAGTTCAATTTCTTCACTGATTGACCTAGCACGTATCTGTAAGAATATAAATTCTAAATCAAATAAGGATAAATCCTCTATTTTAGTCTTAGTTATTATACAATTTTTTAATACTGTAATAACTGCATCAAGTATCTGTTCTTGGTCTTTGTTCTCTAATGCTAGTATCAATACTTTCTGTTCCTTAACAAGGAATGGTCTGTACTTCAGTTTCTTTTTTGTAGAAGGCACCGTCAACGTATACGTTGGCGTAACAATTTCAGGTAATGGCATAATTTAATTGCTAGTAACTCTATTTTGGAAGGGTGGTTGTAATTGTCCTAGTTGACTGTACTCATAGTAAAAACCAACGCTGACCTTGACAAGTTGTGCAGGACCTGCGGAATATGGTATAGATGAGACAGTGTAAGGGTATGCTTTATATAGTCTCGCTTTCCAAGATTCTCTATACTTAGGTTCGCCTTTCTTATTTTCCTTCGCTAATTTCTCATTATACTTCTCTAACTTTACTATGTCAAGTTCACATGCATAGTCATTGTAATAGTTCATAGCAAATGCTTGTGTTCTACCTGTAGGAAAATCACCTACGTAGTCTCCACTGGTAGACTTAGTACCCATTGTAAAATCTTGCCATGCACGGAAGAATAGTAATGGTGTTGAATCAGCATCCATGAAGAAACTAACATCTAATTCGTTGTATACCTTGGCAGATGCTATCTTTTGTGTGATACCCTTGTGAACTGACTTAACATCAGTTGCTGAGTATGTTACGCCAGGCAACTGTATCTCATTACAAAATAGCACTAGGTCTTGATTAGAACTGTCAAAACCTATGTTGTCCGTAAAATATTTGTTCAGTTTTTCAGATGGTTGTATATCGAACCTGTATAAGTTGGATGCTGATATACCACCAGAGTTACCTACTCTTTTTAGAAAACTTTGTAATCCAGTGGCAGTTGTTGCCATAAATACCTACTATGGTGTGATATATTTATTTATGCCGACTTATAAAGGTAAATACAGAGTAAGAAATTACCGTAAATACAAAGGTGACCCCACAACTGTAGTATATCGTTCTTTGTGGGAAAAAAAGTTTATGGATTGGTGTGATGGCAACCCTAGGATTGTCGAATGGTGGAGTGAGGAACTAGCTATACCATATAAAGACCCCGTGTCAAAGAAATGGCGTAGATACTATCCAGATTTCTATATTAAAGTGCATGAAAAGTCAGGCAAGAAACAATCATATCTAATTGAGGTAAAACCTAAGAAGCAAACGCAGGAACCTAAACCTCAAAAACGACATACCAAACGTTACATAACGGAGGTTATGACCTATGCCACCAACACAGCAAAGTGGGACGCTGCAGAACAATACTGCAAAGACAGACTCTGGGAATTCAAACTCGTCACAGAGCGAGAACTCAAGATTTGACGGACTTATTCAAAAACTAAAAGGAAGTAAAATATCTAATTCTAAACTTAGAGACGAGGTATTCAATATATTACTAGACGATGCCACTGAGAACCCACAACCAGACAAGTGGTACATGTTTGAATACGAACCAAAATTTAAAGATCAACTAAAAGTATGGGACGAGTTTCCATTAATATACTTTTTAGAAACCACAAAAGATAGGATACTGGGTGCCAACATACACTATATGAGATCAAATGCTCGATTAAGTGCTATAAATAACAATAAGTTTCCCGTGTCTACTCTACATTACTACATCCCAAAGAATGCAGACAGTCTTTTCTTTGAGGTTAATGAAAACGAGGTACAGTTGCTAAGTCTGCTACCACTAGAAAAATTTCATCGTAATAGATAATGTCAATTGACAATAAAATTAAGAGTTTATCATATCCTACTGGGTTAGAAACAATCCCGTATGCTTCATTTCTTAGTATTCAAAGATATTCTTACAGCGAAGCGTTGGAAAAAATTGCTAAAAATCAAAACGATGCTCTTGGTGCAATTTCTGGTTCAGACAATATAATCGTAAAGGGAGCAATTGCTCTTGCTGGTAAGTCTTTAGAGTCATTTACAGATTCTGGTGAGAATGCTAGACTATCTAATAATAATATATTTAATAAACAATTTAAGGGTGCAGCATTTGTACCTGGCGAAAATGGTGCACCTGGCAGTATAGAGGGCGGTAAAGATAATAGAGTAGTAACAATACCTGGCACAACAAAAAGAGTTAAATTGGGAGAGTTAAAGAAGGACAAAGCATTTCTTAGGTCACTACGTCTAAAAGGACTGGAAGCAACCACATGTAACTTACCCATGCCAAATGAATATCAGTATTCATATGGTGCTGATTGGAATAACGAATTTAAGTTAGGAACTTTATCACTAATAGCAGAGAATGGTGGTGCTGCACTAAGAAACATGCTAGTTGGTGGTGCGTTAGGTGCAACTCCTCAAGTACTAACTAACTCATTAAACAACAATAAAAATATAAAAAACGTCAAGAAAAACGATAAGAACAATGCAGTGTCTGGTTTAGCATCAGGTATTGCAAATGGTGCCAAGAGAGGACTTGACCCCTTTAATAAAAACTCACCACTAGATGCTACAAATATTGCTGGTCTTGCTGGACTAGCACCTAACGAAAATGCTATACAAATGTTCCAAAAAATGAACATGAGAGAGTTTGAATTTACATTTGAATTTGCTGCAAGAGATAAACAAGAGAGTCAAAAAATAGAATCTATTATAGAATGGTTCAAACGTGGTATGCATCCTATGGCAAAAAGTGGTAGAGGTAGTGCAGTTATGCTGCAGTTCCCAGATGTTTGGATTATAACTCCAAAGTTTGTACCAGCAACTGAAAAGAATGGTCAGGTAACATTAGATGGCAAACCAATGCAACATCCTATGATGCCAAAAACTAAATTGTGTGCATTAGTTAGCATGCAAGTGAATACTACACCCATGGCACAAATGCAAACTATGTTCGATGGTAACATACCATTAGTACAAGTAAATTTAAGATTTAAAGAGACAACCGCACTTACAAGAAACGATATGGAAGGTTCTAGTGGACAGACTGGTGGAAATGGTGCAGTGAAGTGGCAGAAAGGTGAAGCTCTAGACAACTTACCAATAGTGAAATTCTAATGTTAAACGGATTACCAGATTTATACTATAACTTTGATAGGTCTCAAACAGACGGAAAGTTTTTAGTCACAAAAAATATTTGGCGTCGTGCTGAAGTTTTAGATGAATTTAAAGTGCAACTTACATTGTTTGATGAATACATTGTACAGAACGGAGAAAGACCAGAGGACATCTCTACACAGTTATATGATAATCCATTTTATAACTGGACTATACTTATAGTGAATGATATAACTGACTACTATGCACAGTGGCCACGTTCTGTAAAACAATTACAAGAATTTGTCGAAAACAAATATGATAATCCAGCAGCAACAAAACATTATGTAACTACAGAAGTTAAAGATGCTGCTAATAATATTATATGTCCTGCGGGTAAGGTAGTTCCACAATCTTTTCAAGTTGCATATTATGATGGTAACTCAACTGTTACTGCTAACCCTGTTGTTTCTATATCCAACTATCAGTTTGAAGAACAATTAAATGCAGAGAAAGAAAGAATACAAATTGTACGTCCAGATATTATAGAAGATTTTGTTGCTGCATACTACGACTTGCAGAGAAAGGGTGACCGAACAGATACAATACAAATTGGTAACTCAACGTCAGATATAAGCATGTCATAAAAAAAGCACCCCGAAGGGTGCTTGAGAATCCATCTCGAACTCGATATTATTTAGTCTTCTTGTGCTAACTTAGCAAAGTAAGATAAAGTATCGTCTCCGTCATTAGGTTCAACCGATGATGGTGTTCCTATTCCAACAGGACTTGGTGTTGCCTCTACTTCTTCGTATGCTGTCTCAGCATCGACAGGTTTAGAGAAACTACCTTTTAATGTAGACTCAAGACGTTGCTTAAGTTCATCATATGATTTAAACTGGTCGTCAGCAGTGAACGCAGATAAACTGTGCTCTTGCTTCCAGACTGATTCTAGTGCTTTGTCGTCCAAATCTGCTAGTGTAGCGGGTTTGTCGAACTCAGACTTATCATAGTTCCAGTATCCTGCAACTCTTGTAATCTTGAGTTTGAAGTCAGCACCCTTCCAGAAATCGAA